CAAGCCCTAATGCCTGAACTATTTCAGAATCGTTCTGCAATTCTGACATTATTATATTTTTCCATTCTCTTATACAGCTTGAATTTGCCATTTTTATACACCCCCGATTATATCAATTGTTACATTGCCCGTTTTGCCTTGGCTATCCTCTGCTTCCAGCCGGAAGAAACTACCGACTATCCCCGAAAAGTTCTTGACAGATATTTTGCAGGTATTTTCATTTTGTACCATGCTTACATATTTTTCAAGCATTTCAGGAAGAACAAGTTTGAACACAACTGTATCATTGCTTTCAGCACTAAAACTCTTAAAACCGCCTGTTCTTATTTCAGCATTTCCAGTGTGTGTTATCTTCATGTCCTGTTCTGTATGCTCTGATGACTGAACATAATCACAAATCAAGAGGTCTTTTCTGTCGGTGTCAGGATTGTATTCACATTCCGTAAATGTGATACGCATTACTCTGTCCTCACCGTAAGACCAAGGAATTTTGCTGGTACTGGTGACTATGTAAGTTTCAGGGGATTCCTGTGAAATATCTATAAACATACGCATATCACGCTTGATTTCAGCAGTTGTGTTGTCAATCGCAAGCCACGCATTAAGCTGAATATACCCTGTTTGAAGCACTCTGCCTACACTTTGCACTCCTGAATTGTATTGCGTTGCATCAAGTATATGTGTAGGACGGCAATATATGACTCCTGTTTTGCTCTGCCATTTTAGAACATAATTACATAAATGAATTACACATTTATCGTAAATCGTATTATCTGACGGCATAGTCATTATAAGCCATATTTTACCGTCATATCTGATATACTTGTAATTTCGCACTTCATCAGAAATTCTTGTGAGTAACTGCCTTTGCCAGCCCTGAGTATATGCGTCAGGAGTTTCGGACTGCACTATAGCTTTAAATTGGGTTTCTTCTTCAAAACGCTCACCGTCAAAATTTCCACGGCAAAACATAACATCTTTTCCCAGTGGTGTAGTACCCAGAAGTTCATCAAAACCGTCACTGCTGTAATCGTCAAATTCCTCATACTCAAATCCGCTGTTGAATGTAGGCTGAGGGTTGATAAGATACCACTCTTTCATAATGCACCGCCTAATCGTAAGCAGGGGTTTTCTGCTTGTGAAGAAGTTGCTGAACTCTTTTCAATTCAAGTTCAAGGTCAGAATATGTCACACGTTTTGATGTGTCGTTTCCTGTCATATGAATATCTTTGCCGTAAAATCCGTTAAGTTTTTCAATTCGTGACAGCTCTCTGATAAGATATTCACAATACATTATCAAACCGAGAGTATAAACAACCCCTCTGCTGATATTTTCAGTAAACTCACCTGTTTCCTCATTATATCCGAGAGGTTTTATATCAAGTTCATATTGTGCAAGTGCTGAAAGGAAGAATTGATTTTCAAGTTCGTCTGGCAGTGCTTTTTTTGACATTGGGTGCGTATGAAAACTCTGAATTACATCATTTTGAATAAACATAGCAATTTCACCGCTTATTCAATTTTCATTCCTGTGTATTCTTCAATGAATTTGATTTTATCATATTCATTAAGCCCTGATTTCTTAGCATAATCTATAAGGATGGCTTTTTCGGCATATGTTACAGCCAGTGATTTTACAGCCTTTTCAAAGGATGATTTCCCTTTGGTTGCGAAAATTGTCTTTATTTTTTCCTCTGTGATAATGCCTTGATTTTCTTTATCATCTTCAAAACCGAGTTCAACTCTTGTTTCCTTATCGTCAATGTATATTCTTGCATGATTTCCCTTGCCGTCAGTTCCTGAAAACATGACATTACCTGACTGAACCTGTGCAAATACTTCGCCTCTGTCAATTCTAAAAGAGGTTTTGGCTGGTATTTTGACATCTCCAGTACCATTAATTCTGTTAAAATATAAATCCCATTTACAAAGATTTTTAATCATTATATTTTCATTCATGTTGAGATTCATTTTTTTCACCGCCTTAAAAAAAGCACACGGTAAATACTCCGTGTGCTTTATATTATTTTGTTAGTTTACAGGATAATTTGAATCACTGATAAGACCAATCTTGTATTCAAGACCTTTCGCAACGTCAGCAGCAACTTCAAGGTCATATCTGGTTATCATTTTTCCTGTTGAAACGTCTGAACCTGTAAGGCTGTCAAGACCGCCTCTTGTCCATGTTTTTATAGGTGATTCAGTGATATTTGCAGGTACTACGAAAAGAAGTCCCTCTGGAATTATTGTGTCAAATCCAGTACCAGCAGAATTAAGTTTTGAAGTGTCAAAAGCGTTCTGAATAGCATATACCAATGAACCGTTATAAGCTGTAAGTAAACCTGTTTTGCGGATTTCTTCCATAGCTTCCTGTGATATATTCATATAGCCTGAATTAAGATTTGTAGTATAAGGTACAAGGTCATTAATCTGAGATACTACAGAATAATCACCGAAAATGTTAGGTATTCCAAATTTCCTTATGAATTTTAAAGCGTTATCGAGGGCAGACTTTGTAATTCCTGCCGTTTCCGAAAAAATCTTTATGCCTGATGAATTTTTTATTGAATCATAGACTTTTTCTACGATATAGCGTGAAGCCTTATTCCTTATGTCTCTGATGATATTCTCTTTTAAGCGGTTTTCTGCACTCATATCACCATATTTGATTTTTCTGTAATCAACGGCATATCCAGCAGAAATTATTTCACTGGTAACCGCATATTTGTTGGAAACGTTGTAAGCAACAACAGGGTCTCCGCCTTTTGCCTGTATGCGTGAGAGCTCCCCTACAGTTGAAATAACTTCTCGTTCAATGCTCTCGTTATAGCCTAAATTTTCATATTCCCCGAATATTCCGAAAAGTTTTATTTCTTCCATTAATTCAGGCTCAACAGCATATTTGCGTATGGTGTTAAGTTCAGAAATAGCCTTATAGTCGAACATTTCAGCTCTCTGTGCAAGGTCTTTTATCCTTGCAACTGCTTTGTTTGCCGTTGATTTATCTGTTTTTATTTCTTTTCCGCTTATCATTGAAGAAAAAACTTCGACAATGGGGCTGGTTCTTGTAAGTCTTTTTAATTCTGGTGAATCAGTATCGTCCTTACGGATAGAATTAAGTTCAATAGAATATTTGCTCATTTTACAGTTCCTTTCTTAAATTATACAATTTCAATAAGTACCGTAACATAGGGAACACCAGTACCGCCCTTGGCAGTTACTGTAAATTTAACACCTGATGTTACAGTGCCTTTTTTGAATTTAAATGTTGTTGCATCAAAAGTAAGAGTATTGCCGACAGTTACAGCGGACATTTCATCAGTGATATTTTCGGCTGTAACATCAAGTTCTTTTCCAGCCCATTCAGTAAGGTTAAAAAGATTAGCGTATTCTCCCTGATTAATAGTTTTTGCCGTTGCATATTCATCATCACCAGTCTGAACGTTCATAACGACAAAAAGTTCCTTTGAAGTTGCTGGTGCAGTTGTGACCTTGTTAAGATAATCAATGCCTACTAATGCCCCGTTTGGCATATCAGCATGAGCCGTTACGTTTGGAGTTGAACGTGCTGAATGCTCAATCATTTCAATAGAATGTACTTTTACCATTGTTATTTTCCTTTCTTAATATATATCTGAATATATATCTGATATTTTCTCAGCTTCTTTTTCGGTCACGTCATTTACTTCGCTGTAAATGCCAGAACGATATTCCTTGTTAGCAAACGCCTTTTTGCCTATTTCCTCATAGATTTTTGAGACAATTGAATTTATTTCGACCTTTTCAGGGTCTTTCTTAAATTCCTCAATCTCTTCTTTTGCATATTCTTTCTGTTCATCAGTGAAGTTTTCGATAGCCTTGTCCATTTCAGCAAGTCGCTGTTCAGCTTTCAGTGTGCCGATTTTTTGTTCAAGAGCCTGTCTTTCAACGTACCATTCATCTCTTTCTTTTTCCAACTCTTCAATCGCTTTTCTTACTTTTGCAATTTCATCATTAAGAGTTGAAATTTCGTTTGTTTTTTCTTCTATTGTTTTGTTGAGGGTATCGGATGTTTCCTCATTTTTCTTGTTTTCTGCAAGAATATCCTCAACAGTTTTTCTGACTGTTTCAGCAATCAGATTAATAGTCTTTTCGTCCATGATGTTTTTCTCACTTTCTTTCGTTTTATTGTTTAGCTGTAATATAACAGCGGATTTATCGGCTGGTTCAACTGAAAGTATAGCCGTTCCTGAAAATGCAAATTCCTTGGCTGTACGCATATCTTCAAGCGGTTCATCTTCTTCATAGACAATGTTGTTGTCATTTTCAGGTTTGCCTGTAATCTCAATCGAGGAGAATACATTTCCCTTTTCCATGTTGTCAGACAGCCATTTTACAAATTCAGGGTATCTTTGCTGATATAGCCAACCCTCACCTATAAGGACTTCCTTTTTTTTCCCCTCAATTTCTACAAATTCAGGGTATGCCTTTGAAATGCTTCCAACGACTTCCGAATTTTCAAAAAGGGGAATATTTTCGGCAGAATCAATTCCAGTGTAGCCATGCCCAAGCGGAACGGATTTTGTTTCGTCTGCGAACTCACAACAAATAGGCATTCCCTCGGCAGTGTCGATATTATTCATGATATACTCTTTTTTCCAGTGTAGCCCATTGTCATTAGTATCATCAGCTTTTGAATGAATCTCCAGCAATGCCATTTTTATTTTGCGTTTTCCGCTTTTTGAATTTTTCTTTGAAAGTTCAAAATATTTAATATTTGTCACCGCCTTTAAGGTCTTGGAACGTTATTGCTGTTGTTTGCCTTGCTTTTAATTGTGTTTTCGTTTGTCGGGTTGTTTTCAACAGGTCGCCCCGATTTGCTTTCACCATTTCCCGAAGTATTGAAAGATGTGGAATTTACAGGATATTTTTCCATAATTCTTTCTTCAATCTGTTCATCAAGAAGTGCAAAATACACTTCTTTGGAAATACCTGCACACGCTGCCAAATATGCAAGTGAGCCACGTCCGTAAGTAAACAAATCTTTCGCAAAATTAAAACTTTCACTTCTGTTAAGGTGAGAAATAGGCAAATAATTTACTTTAACGTCAACATAATCAAGACCAAACACATTATAATTTATTACCTTGTTCAATTCGTTTGAAATCTGCTCTATCCAGCCGAAAATCTGTGAAGTGACCAAGTCTAAATTTGTTTGCTGGGAAGAAAATGAAGTGTCACCCGAAGCATTAAGCAATGAAGCAGCAAAACCTAAATCCGTACCAATTGCAGTGCTTAGATTAGGTTCACAATCGTTTTCAAACAGCCCTGTGTCAACAGTGAGACTGTCTATCTTTGTGCCGGCAGCAACAGAAAAGAAAGATGTACCGCCAATGTTATTCTTGCTAAGAATAGCATTTTTTATCGTTGCGTGCTGTTCTTTCTGTTTTTCATCTGACAGTGAGGAAGTGCCTTTGAGTTCTCCCTCTGGGAAAGTTTCATAAAAAATTTTATTATTTACATTATCCAAAACGTTTCGTTTTGTATTTTTGTAATAATCAGAATACAAAATATCCGCTATTGCGGCAAGAACTAACGGTCTGCCCCAAGGCTCACTCCTGCCAGACGATATTTTATGAACCATTGTTTTTCTGTAATCAAGTATCAGAAACTGATTGCTTTTGCCACTTTTCCACAAATTATATCCTTCCGCAAACTCGGAAGGATATTTTTTCAGCTTGTATTCCGCACGTTCAAGCCCACTGTCGAAGTATTCAAGGTTAAAACTAACAACAAATGAATTGTTTTTTCTTCCTGTTATACGGCAATAATCAACAGGGAGCGATATTACAGAAGCATTTGTTTTCGTTGCTGTTTTTTTAACAGCATTTATTTCCGAAATGCTTTCTGCATCATATTCT